GTACCTCGTCGCCGACGCGTCCTTGCCGCCGAGTAACCTTGTTCCAAACTGACCCACCGGTACGAGCAAAGCCATGTTATTGGAGCCAACGAAGTTGTTTGCGAGTCTGACGATCGTGTCGGCCAACGAAACTTCACCGTGGTGGTACGACGTCTTCTCCGAAACGTACGCCGCGAGCTGGGCGACTTTCATCTCGCCGGTCAGGTTTCTCTGAAAGCACGCATGCATGACTTTGCGCTGAGAAGGCTTGAACCCATCCACGACGGACGCGATGGACCTGCGTATATCGGCGAGCGAAAAGTTCACTAAATCTCGAGTGATGAAGTCCGTGATCGTGAGGCTTTGAATTTCACCGTACGCCACTTCGAGGTTGGCGGATCCGGTGCTCTGCAAAAGCCAGCGCTTTCGATCATCCGCTTTCGTTTTGTCGAATGCGAGAACGATCGAATCGTCCGCGTGTTCGTCCGCGTCGAACCGCACGGTCAATTTATCAATCGCCCGAAAGTACTCGCGCGCCTCGGCCGATGTTGACGTACCCAGGCCCTTGTAATATTTGATCTTCCAGCCGGTGACTGGTTCGTTTTGTGAGTACCAATTCCTGAACGCGCGATCCGTGTAGAATTCGAGGCTCTTATTGCCGCGACACGCCTTGATGACGGGTGTGACGAGCGACACCATGAAACCTATTTTCAAAAGACTCGGCCAAAATGCGTGTATCATGTTAAGAACGAGTCCCTTGATGTGGCTTCCGTCTGCATCCGCGTCTGTCATGATCATGAGACGACCGTACCTGAGATCGTTGACGTCCGTGTAAACTTTGCCCTGTTGAAGACCGAGGATCTTTTTGAGATCAGCGAATTCCTTGTTCGCAGTCAGCGCCGAAACAGGGGCGTCGCGTACGTTTTTGCACTTGCCGCGAAGGGGAAAAACGCCGTAGAAATCCCTTCCCACTACTGAAAGACCTGCGACCGCGAGCGTCTTTGCTGAGTCTCCTTCGGTGAGGATTAGCGTACACCTCGAACTCAATTGCGTGCCCGCCTTGTTCGCGTCGTCCAATTTCGGAACGCCGCTTATTTTGCTTTTGCGCGTGTTGGATGCATCGGTTTTCGCGAGCATTTTCATCTCCTTAAATCTCGAAAGCAGCATGAGCTCGTCCTGTATTCCGGTTCTGAGCACGGCTTTGAAAAAGTTTTTAGTTGGTGGTTCAAAGCGAGACCCAAATTCAGAGACTTTGCTCGTGCACTCGCTTTTCACTTGCGAAGAAAAAGTTGGATTTTCCAATGTCGCCCTTACGAAAACCCAAAAGGCATTTCTCACCTGATTCGGGCGGAGCTGTATTTTCTTTGCTAATTCAGTTATGACACCGTTTGCCGTGACGTTCGCGACGTGATCGACGTGCGAACCACCCTTCGTCGTGGAGATACCGTTGACGAACGATACGTGTTCAAACGAACTGTCGGGCGACGGTCCAATGCACACTGTCCACCTGTCGGTCGTCACGCACATCGTCTTCTCAACTCCGGCGTGCATTTTCGCGAACTTCTCCAGAGTTTTGACGCCTATGACATGGCCACACCACTTGACTTTGCACGCGCTGGACGTGCACACGGCCGCGTCCCACGTACGCTTCTTGAATATGTCAATGATGGCATCGTCCATCGCGGTCATGTTGAACCGTTTCCAATCGGGTGTGAAACTCACGGTCACGGACGCCGTCGCGCTCGCGTACGGCTTGATCTTCGCATCGTTTCTTTTCGACATGTTTGCGTTCCATTTCTGTGTGTACACCAATTTGTTCACGGGATCTTTAATTTTGATTGAAAACTGGTCTGAGTATATGTTGCATAGTTTCGAACCATATCCATTTCTTCCACCGACGACTCTTTTTAATGTATCGTCGTAATTTGTGGACGTCAGCAGATGTCCAAAGACAAGTTCGGGATTGTACACGCCCTCGGACGCGTTCTTTGCGACGGCCACTCCGCCCAGGGGCCCGTTGTTCTCTATGGTGACCTGGCCCGAGTTTGGGTCGACGTCTACTCTTATGTACGTCACGTCTTTAGGGTGTAGCGAGTTTCTATCGATGGCGTTCACGAGTACCTCGTCAAATATCTTTAAAAGCGCCGGTGAATACTTGACCACTCGCTTCTCGAACCTGGATGCATCGTCGTTCAAGAGCCAGTATTCCTCGGTCACGTGTGCCGTCGACCCGACGTAGGAATCTGGCCTCTTGAGCACGTGCTCCACGTGTGATAACTTTTGCACGACTTCTTTCATCTTCGTCGTCACGGTATGGCGCGCCCGTCGCGCTCCCTGTCAAAGTTACGCCTGAGAAAACTACAAAACGTCTCTAATTCAACGAAAGATAAGGCGGTAGATACTGGGGGGTGCATTTTCATTTTTCCGATTTGTATTTGATGCATGATTCGCGGATTCGCGTGGATCCGAATATTCAATGAAAAACAAGATCGGCATACCCACCTGCATTTACCGCCAATAACGCGTACGTACCCGGTGTTATTCGCTAGATATATTCCATATCGCGTGGCATACTTTTTGTATAGGAAGTGTTCGTAACTGTCTCGCGCTTCTACTGAGATATCCAGTGGGCACGCGCAAAACAGACATATTCCATCCCAAGCTATTCGCATGGCGTTATTTCACCCTACTTAATTTCCGACATTTCATTAACATGCAAGTCGCGCGCCCACGACGCGTCGTCATTTCGGCGTACCGACGTCCCGAGACGTATCGTGAGATAAAGAAGACGCTCAGACGTGATACCCTTCGCTGCGGCCTGGGGCTCACCGCCTTTTACACCGGAGTCAGTGGTGTCAGTGGCGGTGTGTCATCCGTCGTGGGTACAATCGCATCGGTCGCGTATGTCGGCATGCTCGGGGATTACGTCGATCGAATCGAAGAGAGCCCGATTCAGAAACAGTTATTGATACCGATAACTACGGCTGTTTTTGAAACGGTCGCGAACGGGTGGGACTCTTTCCCAATCGATTTTAATTACGCCGAGACGTTTACATGTTTTATGAGTTACAAGATGGCTCTGCTTTTGATGGCATACAAAGAGATTTGTTCACCTGACGAGTAGTCTATTCGGACGCCTTCTTGGCTGCTGTAGTCTTCTTAGCTGCTGTTTTTTTAGCTGGCGTGGACGCCGACGACTTCGCAGAAGCACACTGGCACACTCCAGGCGGCCCAGCCGGTCCAGCTGGACCGACCGGGCCCGGTGGACCCCGGGGACCCGCGACGGATGAACCCTTGCCCCCTCCACTCAGGTTGGCACCGACTTCTTCAGCGAGCTTTTCGATGATGACGAGGAGTCTATCCTTGTCGATGCGGTTCGCGTCCTGTTCTTCTCTGATCATTTTAATGATGGGTTCGATCGCCATGGTTTTGATTTGATATTAGAGAAGAAATTAGTTTTAATGAAAGATCGAGTCGATGATTTTTGTCGGGTATTCACTGTCTTCTGGGCTGGGTCAACACTGCAAAAAACTTTCCCAGTTATTCCCTGGTGCTGAATACTACCAGTTCGGCCAGGACATTCCCGAGACCGACCACGCTTTTCTTTTTGCGATACCGGTTGAACAGACACTCAAATGCATACCTTTCATCAAAGAAAAGGCGAAAAGGGTGACGTGCATGACAGTCTGCGAGACGGACCCAGTGCACGCAGATTATGGTAAACTATGTGCACACTTCGATAGAGTTGCCGTGCCGAGTGAATTCTGTCGCGACGTTCTTTCCCGGCAGTTTCCGGATACCGAGTTCTATGTCATCCACGCGCACATACCTCAGCGACCTTATACGTTTTACCACATTGGAAACATCGCAGACGATCGGAAACAGTTTCCCAGGATTCTCGAAGCATTCGTGCGTCTAAATAAACCCGATGCACGTTTACTGGTGAAGGCGACGTGTAACCAGCCGGTTGAAATAAAACTACCGAACGTTGAGGTCATAAACGGCCTGGTTAGTGATCGAGACATGGATATCATTCACGGTATGGGCGATTGTTACGTCGGCTTCTCTAAAAGCGAAGGCGTTGGGATGGGCGCAGTCGAAGCCGCTATGCGCGATAAACCTGTGATCACAACGGAATACGGTGGATCGAGCGAGTACATTCGCACCCCTTATATGATTAAATGTGAAACGCAACAGTTGGAACGTGACGATTTTTTATTCGTGAAAGGAACTTCTTGGGGTAAACCTGCATTCGACCAGCTCCTGGCATTTATGGAAGACGCGTACGCGAAGCGTTTGCAGTACATGGACCACACACATACAAAAGAGCTCGTGGGTGCGCCAAATGTTCTAAGCGAACTCCTCGTTGATATAGAATGTGGCGAGCACGATGAGTCCCACTAAGATGGTCCCGGGCATCATGGCGCCCTTTTGTGCGATGATGTTCATGGTGATATCATCGATCACCTGAACCCCTGTAGGTTTTGTGGCCACTTTCGGAACCACGACACTTACTGCGATGTATAAAGCCATGGCAATGATCACGGGGCGGAGACTTTCTCTGTCCAGTAGCATGTTTATTGTATTACTACAATACGTTTACAAATTTTTATATCCGAGCGATCTGTCGACTATCCTTGCTTGCCTTAAAGTCTGAGTAGCACGCCTTCATGCACCAAACTGCGTTCGCGTACTGAACTATCTTTGCTTTTCTCTTCGCGGCTGGTATTTTCTCGTGGGCGAACGCCTTGTACCCGTCGGCAAGGCACGCTCGCCACGCATCGTCCTGCACGATTCGTCTTTTCATGTCCTCTACTTACGGATGGCGCTATTCCTCTATATTCCCGAAAAAATGTAAGTATACATCAGGTCGATGATTGTGCAATTAAAGCGTAGTCCAAGACCGTCGAAGAAATTCAGGGTCATCTTGCAGGATGGCGACGTGGTTGATTTTGGTGCGAAGGGGTATTCCGATTACACTATCCATAAGACGCCACAGCGCATGCGTTCGTATGTGAGGCGACACGGGGGATACCTCACTAGGGAAATCGAGCGTCTCGACAACAGTCGACAAATACACAGGGCAATGCTTCGCGTGAAAGCGAGCTCCAAGGAGGACTGGTCCAAGAGTGGCATTCGTACCGCTGGATTCTGGAGCCGCTGGCTTCTCTGGTCTGAGCCGACCCTCGAGCGAGCGAAGCGCCGAGTTTCCAAGATCTTCGGCATAGAGTTTAGATTGAGCGACGCAGACATAAAGCGCACCGTGTCCCGCCTAAGGGTGAAGTACGGTAAGGCGTACGCGCCCACTAAATATTTTCGGGGTCTTGCAAGCGTTCGAGACGTGGAGGCGCGGTACAAAAGGATACTCGCATCTGACGACACGCCTTTCAAAACAGACATCGGCGTCCGAACGCGCAAATCGTCACATACGCGCCGGTTTAAGAAACTGTACCCGGGCGTCCGTGCGGGTGACCTGCGCTCGATTTCGAGTGCGACGGGTGTCCCTGAAAAGACACTTCGGATAGTCTACGCCAGGGGGTTAGCTGCCTGGAAAACAGGACATCGACCCGGTGCTAGTGCACACGCCTGGGCTCTCGCGCGGGTACATTCGTACGTCACAAAAGGCAAGACGTTCAGGACGGCGAACGCGGATTTGAGCCGCAAAAATATTGTGCATCGTTAACAAGATGAATCGCATAGCAATCGATCTCGACGAAGTTCTAGTTCCGTTCCTCAAACCGCTCGCTAATTATCACGGTCGGGACATCTCTGCTAAGACGAAGCATCCATACCTATTCAGGGAGGTCTTCGAATGCACGGAAGAGGAATCTAAGCGCATGGTTTACGAGTTTTACAAATCCCCCGAGTTCCTTTTCGTCCACCCAATCGAGGGGTCTCAGCGTGCGATGTCCCATTTTCGACGGGACATGGATAAGATGTACGTGGTCACCGGTCGACAAGGCGTCGCCAGGGAACAGACCGAATTGTGGATTGAACGCTACTTTCCTGGGATATTTGACGACGTGATCCTGACGAATTCATTCACTGAGCACGAGATCTCCAAGGTTGATATTTGCCGGGCGCTTTCCATTGGGTGCATCATAGACGATTCCATGGACACATGCATGGACTGCCAGCGCGCCGGTGTCCTCGCTGCAAACTTTGTCGGCGCTGAAACGTATCCATGGTGCGACGAGAGTGACATTGCGATCCATGGATGGATGGATCGCGAGTTCATGCCGTGATTATTTTACCATGACATACCAGAGGATGTTGGTGACGGCAGTGCTTATCGTACTTGTCGCATGCATTGTCGCCGGAAACGGAAAGCAAAAGCAGAAATCATTTATCAACAAGATGATAAGACAGAGCGCGCGGTACGCGACGGCGGCTCAACAAGACGAGTCCCCACTCGTCGCAGTATTACACGCGAACTACTCAGCTGCATATTTCTACGCTCTCGTGGACATCGCAACCTACGACGAAATCCATAACGCCACAGGTATCGACGTGAAGAAGTTTAAGGAACACCTCGTCCGGGTCCAGGATGAAACGACGCGCAAAATTGTCGAGGCGTGTCCACAATTCAACGGACAAGTCGACTTATTCCTGGCTACCATTGGTGGTGAGGCGTAAGTTTTATGTGTGACATATATCATATAGATATGGCCATCAAGGTGAACGAAGTCGTCTTCGAATACGGGGGCGTTATCGGCGATTATAATGCGCACATGTCGCGCGTGAAGAAGGCGAGGGATGCAGCGGTTAAGTACCTGAGAGAGCTGGAAAAACGACGTCGTTCAAACCTGAAAAAGAAACCCAAACCCGTCAATATGGAATGGGAGCCCGTCCCAGAAGACCTCAGTGCCAAAAAGCGCGCGCAATCTAATAAGCCGAAATCAAAACCAAAGAATACGGCGCGATTCTTTTCAAATGACCCCCGAAGAGTGTTAGGCGTGAATAAAGATTCGTCGAAATCCGAAATCCGAAAGGCTTATTTGAGGCTCGTACTGGATCATCACCCAAACAAGGGTGGAAATGAGAATATCTTCAAGAAGATCCAAAAAGCGTACGATACCCTCCACAAACAGGCGCCATGATGAGCCTAAACATACTCAACGCCATGCGGAACGTCTTCATGTCGGCTTCCCCGAAGCAGATCGCGATGGAACGCGCACATGAAACACAGGAATTGCGTGAACTCGAAACACGCGTCGCGCTGGATGAATACTACGAGGCAGTCTCTGGTCCATCTGCGACGGAGTTCATCAACCCATGGAAGTATGTTGTCGAAACTAGTACTGACCCATTCTCGGGGATAGACGATAAAACGGGTGGTATTTTTTTATGTGAAAACCGGTATTTGTATAGTATTTGGAAGAGATCCTTGTAATGCGTGCTAATCTTTTTTAAAAACTCTATTCCAAATCCTAGTATGGACGTGCGATGTTGCGACGCGTTCGAGTACCTCGATACACTGAGCGATGGCTCAGTCGACCTCGTTCTAACAGACCCCCCTTACATCATCAGTCACGACTGTCACCGAAACCAGGAAAACAAGGCCATTGAGGCGGGTGAGTATAAGTCCAAGACGGAAGACGAGTGGCACGCGTGGCGATCAGCGAACCCGCACGTGAACGTGCCGAACATGAGGGAGAAATTTATGAAATACGGAACCCCGTACGGTAAAAAGTTTGCCGTGTCGACATCATACGGTCAATGGGACGAGTCGTTCACGATGGAACGACTGGATGCCTGCATAAAGCAATTCTATAGGAAAATGAGAGACGGGGCCACGATCATCATATGGTTTGACATATGGAAGATAAGTTATTTAAAGGAAATGTTGGAATCGAACGGGTTTAAACAGATTCGATTTATTGAGTGGCTCAAAACGAA